CTGTTGCAGTTAAGCCTGGAACTATATTTCCTTATTCATATTTCCAAAGAGTTATAGAACACCAAATTGGTAAATTCAAATGGAATACCGTTGGACCTTCTATGATTTATTGCCCAACAGGTGTAGGAACTACAGAAATTAAACTACCATATAACTTCAGCCACGTAAACCCAACAAATGCAGACACATTTAGTGAAACCCATGATAGTGCAATAGACATGGTTTTAAAGAATTCAAACCTGGCTTACGTTGTACACAATGAGATACCAAAGCCCGTGTATGGGCTTAATAAACCCGTTAAATGGGCAATGACAGTGAGTTCTGGCTTCTATATTAACTATATTCTACAAGATGCTGGATTCGATAACAACACTATTGTAAACCATATTGATATAAGCAAAAGCAGTCTAGCAGTAAGAAAATACACAATAGAACACTGGGACGGGGAAGATTATCTATCTTGGTTAGACCATTTATATGATAAATTTCCGTTATTAACAGTCTTTAATGGAAAACAATTTAGACGTGGGCATAGACCTACGCATCATGTTTTGGATCATATGGATACAAAATGGACAAAAAGTCAATGGCAAGAACATTGGAAAAAATATCAAAAATGTAAACACAATTATTATGTTTGTAACCTAGGAGATGCTAATGCATTCAACAGAATATTGTCAGAACATCAAGCATACGATTCTAGTGTATTTTGGTATAATGGTGCATTAAAAAGACAACCAGCAAATGTTAATAAAACAAGTGAACAAAGTCATCAAAATGCAAAAAGATTTATTGAAACTTTAGTAAAATATAATCCAGAATTGTTAGTATATGGATCGGATCATTGTTGTAATACGTTTAATGGAATAACAACTAAACAAGCATTAGAACAAATGAAAAATGATTCAAGAGCAGATTTATGGAAACGAGTGTAATACCACAACATAAACGTATAGGTATTCTGTTTAGTGGAGGTGCTGATAGTACACTTATGTTATATCAACTTTCCAAAACACACCCAGACAGTGAGTTTTATTTGTATGTGGGATCTAGATTAGATGACGGTCAATATCATTTAGATAATTGTAATAATATACTAAATGAATTAAAACTAAATAATATTAAAGCATATGCAATATATACTTTTAAAGATAGAGCAGAAGGCAAAGCAAATAGAGACAAGTTAAGAAAACAATTTTTTGATTATCACAATTTAGATTGCTTTATAAATGGCTTTACTCGAAACCCTTCCGAATACATTGGAGAAGGTGAAGACCAATCACGCAACAAACAAATGGAAAAAGTAGTTACCACACCAAATGGGTTAACTATGTATAGACCTTTAGCAGATTTAGATAAAAAAGGTGTTGCTAAACTTTATAAAGAATATGGTATATTAGATTCTTTATTTCCATTAACAATAAGTTGTGAAGCAAAACAACCACCGAGACCTTGTAAAGAATGTTGGTGGTGCAAAGAAAGGCACTGGGCCTTTGGAGAATATTAATGCAATTTTATAATTTAGAATTTAGTAGAGACCCATTGCTGATGTGGGAAAAATTAAAAACAAAACCTCCTGTTGATAAAGAAGGCTATAATAGTCTTTATGATTTTTGTAAAGCAACAAGTAGATATCACTTCGACGAATCAAGAGATGATATTGCAGAACTAGATGGGGATTGTCCACCAGTAATACCTGTTGGAAACTTTGGCGGCGACTGGGACGAAGCAGTAGCAGAATTAAGTAAGGAAACTAAACCAGCAGATTTTAAGTTTCGTAAAGAAACTAGAAAAGACACAACAAACGATTGGGAAGAAAACGACTTTAAAAAATGGGGATATGATATCGATGGTGGATACACTATTGCGAATAGAACTTTGCACCCTAAACTAAAAGATAGTTTACAATATATTGTTGATGCATTTGGGTTTGAAAAACCAGGTGTAGTAAAATTTGATGTACAAAAACCTGGGCAATGTTTTTATTGGCATTTAGATAATTTTGGTGGAGTACTTAAAAAATCTAGACAAGAATATGATAATGCTGATAAAGGAGATTTGGATCAACGTAAAGTAATGAGAACAATGATATTTTTAGATGACCAACATCAAGGACAAATATTTCAATTAGGCAATCTATTAATAAAATGGAAACGTGGTGATTGTATTACATGGCCCTGGAGAGATGTTCCACATGGAACTTGTAATTATGGGCATAAACCAAGACCCGTGTTAAACATAACTGGCGTAGTAACAGAAAAAACTAAAGAATTTTTATCTAATGCAACAACTTAAAGATATCTTTCAACAAGGTAGTACAGACATTCATCGATGGCCCGATTGTGCTACACCTATGATAGATAAGATAAATGCATTAAAACCGGATGCAGTAATAGACTTAGGCTGTGGAGCAAACTTATATAAAAAATGGATTAACAATTTAGTTGGATTAGATATAGCAACTACAGAAGCAGACATAAATGGTTTAATCGAAGACTTGCCATTCAATGATAATAGTGCAGATGTTGTACTTGCTTTAGGTAGTATAAACTTTGGCAGTGAAGAATTAATTAAAACACAACTCAATGAAGTAAAAAGAATAACAAAGCCCGGCGGGCATATATTTTTTAGAGTGTTGTGTGAACATAAGCATGAACTTTATTATCCCTGGAATGAAAAGAAAGCAAAAACCTTTGCAAAAGAATATGGATTTACATTTGTAGATGGACCTAGAACCATTTACAAAAACATTTGGGAGAATAGAGAAAATGTTGGTAATAGAGGACAAGAAAGGCTTTATTGGGAATGGATAGTGTAATTTATCACGGAGGACAAGCCGAACATCATTGTGTATTAGAAGGTGTTGTTTGGGATAAACAAGAATTATTAGATTTCTATAATCAATTTGACGAAAGTTGTCATTTACCTTGGAACGAATTTAAAAAGAAGTATAACAAAGATAATCCTTATCGTAAAACACTTACTGATAAATTTAGACAAGTATATGCTCCTAACTTTGAAGGTAAAGAACTAATTGAATATCCTGTTATACAAAAATTTATTAAACAGTTTAATTTTAAAGTTCCGTTAAGTGTAACAGATGTACAGATACTAGCATACGAACCAGGGTTTGCATTTGTACCACATATTGACCAAGAAGTAGAATTAAGCATTATGTTACCTATTATACCTGATGATGGAGGCGAACCTTTAACATTTTTAGAAGGAGATGACTTCCGTAATCCTGGTAAAGAGATTTATAAAGTTTATTACAGTACAGAACACCCAACACTTGTGACAGGTAAAGTTATTCACAGTGTTGAAGAAATGAAAGATTACAGAGTTGTTTTACGTTTTCGAACAAACGGAGAAACATATAATGATGTAATAGATAAACACAACAAGGGCGAATTTATTTTACCATTAGAGTAAAAAAACAGTTGACAAACGGCACTTTCTTTGCTACATTAAATCATAAACGTTGTAAATGAGGGGGTGCGGTGCAGTTGGAGTGGCACACTGGTCTCCAAAACCAGGACATAAGTCAAATAGGTTCGAATCCTTTCACCTCTGCCAACGTAAGGAAACAATATGCACAAAGCAAAACAATTAGAATTATTTAAGGACAATATATTCGACACAACAACAAAGATTCGTATATTAAAAGAAGAAATTGCATATGCGAAATCACAGTTAGAGCCACATGATACAGGACATATACATACTGCTATTAGTTGGATGAAAGAAAGAGTTAGAGCCTTAAAAAAGAAACCAAATTTGGGTGAATAGAAGATAGCCTGCGTGGCGGAATAGGTAGACGCAACGGACTTAAAATCCGTTATCGATTACGGTGTGTGGGTTCGAGTCCCTCCGCAGGCACCACCCAGAAATTTAATATGGTCCCTTCGTCTAGTGGTTAGGACAACGGTTTTTCATACCGTAAACAGGAGTTCAATTCTCCTAGGGACTACCAGATTGTCGAGTGAGTATAAACACGGTTAAGCCAATAAACGACATTAAAATTAAGACATTGGTAGGAGTTAAGTCGCCTTCGTTAGAAAGACCTTATTTTACTTCATTTTTTAAATACTTGACATTTCAGTAGATTTCATGTATTATAACAGTATAATTAATTGAAAGGACTACAAAATGGGAAGAGTATTTACACAAGACACACTTGATACAACAGGCTATAATAAAAGTGAACTTATTCTAGTTATTACAAAAATGGTTAGAACTGGTTTAGCGAAAAATGTTGCTGATGCAATACATATGCTAGATGAAGGAAAAGTAAATAAAGAAGAACTATTAGAGTTAGTTATTAAATCCCATCAACAAGAACTTCCAAAGTCCGAAAATGAAGAAGTAAAAGTTAACGTAAGGTAATAAATATGTTTAACAAAGTAGGCGACTTTTTACAGTCGCGAAATGAGAATAACGAACCCAGAGCACAACGCAGAGAAAATGCTCGTAAGGCTTATAAGTTGGCAAAGAAAATGCGTAAGGAACTTGAAAAAGATCCTGAATTGGCAAAAGCCGTTAGAGATGGCAACCAGGAACTTAAAACACCTATCAAATAATATATGAAAAAACTTGTTTTACTAGTAACATTTTTAGTACTTGCTGGTTGTGTACAACCATCAATGCTTAATGATGACGAAAGTTCAGGTATACAAAATATGGGTAGTATTGCCAATGTATTAGGCTGTATGTTTGCTCCCCAAGATCCAAGTTGTATAAAAAACAAACCAACTGAATCAGAAAAAGAAGCAGACGAAGAAGAGTGGAACGAAGTTAAGTAATCAATTAAGAGGCATAATATGACAATGCATTTAGAAAGAGGACTAACAACCCTTAATACTCGAAAACGTAAAACTAAAAAGAAAGATACTAAAGCAGATATTCAACGTTGGCAAAAAGAATTGCGTGATTACAATAAAAAGATGCGTCAATGCCATGCTCACAATATGCAAATGACATGGGACGAGTATATTGATTATGTTAAAGGTAGATACAAACCTAAAAATCCGCCAACTGCAATTAAAGAACCTTGGCATTATTCAGGACCAAGTGTTAGACAAACAGAACACGTTCCAAGCCTAAATTCTAAAGATAGTTTTACAACGGCAACAAAACGAAAACCGATGGAATATACCGGTGAAAGACGACTATTAGGTATTGCTACAATGCACAAGAGCAATCTAGTGCCCGTATTCAGCGATGACGACGCCAAAGAGCTGGCGAAAATGAGACGTTAACAAGGTAAATAATACACAATGGCAAAAGACGGCACCATAGAAGTACAGGGCGTAGTAGAACAACTATTACCAAATGCACAATTCAAAGTAAAAGTCGCAGGACACGATAGAACCTTAGTAGCACACTTAAATGGCAAGATGAGAAAAAATAACATTAAAGTTTTGCTGGGTGATAAAGTGGATCTAGAAGTTAGCGTCTACGATATGAATAAAGGACGTATAATTTATAGACATAAACAGTGAAGATAATCTTCACTATTCTAAAATAAAAAAAAGGAGTCAAATATGGACATACTTAATAAAATAAAAGGCTGGAGTTCAGCTCTAACAGAAGCAGGTATTAGTTTAATATCTTTAGCAGTTGTACTTGAAGTACTATTTAATGGACAGAATATTCCATTCTGGCCAAACATCAGTGTAATCGCAAATGTACAAAACATTATTGCTGGATTTTCAGCACAAGGTCTTGTAGGTTTAGTAGCGATTTGGGTGTTATACCACATTTTTACAAGAAAATAATAACGTAATAATTTGGTACACATATAAGGAGACCAAAACATGACAAATTGGATAAAAAGTAGAGTAAAAGAAAGAACATCGCATTCAGGAGCGGCTTTAATTGCCATCGGTGTAATTGTTCTAATTGCTGGACCTTTTGCTAAATTGGCGGCATATGCCGCAATCGGTTATGGAGCATGGCAAATCTATAAAAAAGGTTAATGAATGCCCAAACTTACAGCCTTACATAAAGGCAAGTCAATTCAAGTAGAATACACAGGCACAGATAATGTAATGATTGCCCTATACGATGATATCGATTGGGGAACTTGCGGAGGATCTTGTGCCTGTGGTTCATGTATATGTACAGTACTTGAAGGAGAAGAATTTTTTAAAGACCCAAGTGAAGAAGAATTAGATATGCTTCACGCAGAAGGAAGACCTAACAGTCGTTTAGGATGTCAACTAGATTTAGATAACGCACCCGATGGGAAAGTAAAAATTAGAATATGAAAGTAGAAATAAAAGACTTCAATCGAAGTCCAGATGCTGAAGGCAGTTTTGATTTAAAAATAACTGACCCAAATGTTAAGCAAGAAGATATTAAAAAAGAACTTCGCGAAGTATATGATCCAGAAATCAGTATAAATATATTTGAACTAGGATTAATTTATCATTGTGATGTTGTAGAAGGTAATTGTACAACAGTTATGACACTTACAAGTCCTTTTTGTCCAGTAGCAGGCGAAATGCCAATATGGACAGAACAAGCATTATTAAAAGTGCCTGGTATTAATAAAGTAGAAGTACAAATGACATTTGAACCTACATTTAATCCATCACAAATGAGTGAGATTGCACAGTTCACATTAAATTTAGGAGATGATAATCACGATGACGAGTATGTTACCAACTATCACAGATTCCGCTAGAAATTACTTAATTAAAACGGCAGACAAACAAAATGCAACTAATGTATACTTTGGTGTACAAGGTGGAGGTTGTGCAGGTTTTAAATATAAATGGGATTCCATTGAAACGGATAAAATTAATCCCGAAGATGAAGTTATTAAATTAGATGAAGAAAAAAATCTAATTATTGATAAGTTTAGTTTATTCTATATTATGGGAACAACTATAGATTATAAAGAAAGTTTTGGAGGTTCCCAAATTGTAATTGAAAACCCCCAAGCAACTAGTTCTTGTGGTTGCGGAGAATCAGTAGCATTTTAATTAATCGTGTGGATGATTTCCTTTCGGCTCTATCGGTTCTACTGGTTCCACTTCTAGTTTTTCTTCCTTCTTCTTACTTAAAGACTCCCAATCACCTAACTCAAACGTATGAGTTGACACTTCTCCGGATTCTACATTTTCAACCTTAACTATGGCTATTTCTCCGTCTAACTTTGTTTTTAAGTATTCGAAAATATCACCATACTCTTGCACCTGGATCCCATCAATTTCTAGAATGTAAGATTCGCTTGTCATTCCAGCAACATAGAGATTACTCTCAGGCGAGGCCTTTATTTTTACCCTCTTCATATCAACATCGAAATCAACTTCAATGTTTAAAGCAGGTCTTCGTACTCTGCCGTACGAAAGTATTCTGTCGTAAACCCATCTCACATCATCTAAATGAATGCTCATTGCCCAGGCTTGTGTCTTTGCAGTCGGGTCACGAGATAGAATCATAAGTGTATTGATGCCTATTAAATCGCCATGTTCATCGAACAATGGTCCGCCACTATTACCTGGCATAATAAGTGCATCTGATTGTATTAGTCTTTGCCAAGGCGAAGACACAAATCGTTTTGGATTGCTAATAACACCTTTACTAACACTCCAAATCATACCTTGCGGATGACCGATGACATAAATGTCTTCTCCAAAGTCAGGATCTTTGCCCCACTTAATAGGAATATAATTATAATTCTCCGGTAGGTCAATTTTTATTATTGCAATGTCAGAAAGTATATCAAATCCAACAACAGTTGCATTATATTCAGTCATGGATTCGTCTTCATACATCCATACTGAAATTGTATTACCTTTTTCGATAACGTGATAGTTGGTAATAATATGTCCCTCTTTTGACATAATAATACCTGAACCAATACCAGATCCTTGATCCGGTGGAGGTACTGGAATCATATTACCTGATGTTTCATCTATTTCTGGTTTTACGTTTTTAATAGAAACAAAAACAGTTGACTTTAAATTATTGTCAATATTTTTTAATCCACTGAAAGCAGTTTCGGTTAAACCGAAATAAGTGATTATGCTAACGCAAACGACTAATAGGTACTGTTGAACTCGCATCATATTTTAATGTCCTTTTTCGTAATGCACTGTCTTTTTGTGCAAGTTTATAAACATCACCACAACAACCGCAGTAGTGATTAACCCACTTGTTCAATCGAGATGTACTGATATCCTTCGAACTTCTGAGGAATAAACTTTGACAGTTATTACACAATAATGCGTAAACTTGCAAACTTCTTTTAGTTGCAAAGCCCTTACGTCGATGCCATTGCTTAATAAATGTATATCCTAAATACATACTAGTATTTACCTTTTTTAGCGTTCGGCTATCACAATTAGTTGATAAATAATAGTACAAAATTATTTAATCTGCAGGAGTTATAACAATGGCAAAACAAGCAATTAACATTGGAAGTAGTGCAAATGATGGCGCAGGTGATCCTTTAAGAACCGCCTTTACTAAAATTAACGAAAACTTTACTGAAGTCTATACAGAATTAGGCGGATCAAGTTTAAGTAATATTAGTATTACAGGCAATACTATTGGAACAGATGATACCAACGGAAATATTACATTAAGTCCGAATGGTACAGGTGCTATTGTTGTAGATACTTCTAAAAATTTACAATTTACTACACATACTGATAATGCAGTCTTAAAATTTGATGCAAGTGGTAATGTAGTAATAAGTTCAGTAGTTGATGATGGAACAACAGTTACAATGGGTGACATTGCAATAAATGGAACAACATCTACACTAACAACTACTACAAATGATATTAACCTAGTACCAGGTGGTGGCGAAGTTAATGTTAGTGGTCACATTTTAAGTGATACAACAAACACAAAAGATTTAGGTTCAGCGGCAAATGTATGGCGCGGGATCTTTGGAACAAAATTAACCGCAACAGGCGATAGAATTAATATTGCTACAACACATACACCAGCAAGTGCTCAAGGAGCCGCAGGTGATTTAGCAGGTGATGTAGCCATAGACGCAAGTTATATCTATTATTGTACTGCGGCACATGATGGCAGTACTGCTATCTGGAAAAAAGTCGCACTAGCGGCATTCTAAGGATAGGAGAACACAATGGCTGGAACTAAAAGAGTAATTAATATAGGAACAAATGCAGACGACGGTACAGGTGACTTACTTCGTGCGGCGTTTGAAAAAGTAAATCAAAACTTTGATGATGTATGGACATATGGTGCAGTTAATAGTAATTTAAATATTACTGCTGATACCATTGCTGGTACAACTGATGTTATCGTGGATCCTGCAGATTCAGGTGCTTTTAAAGTAGCCGGTGATACCATCATTAATCCAAACAATGGTAATTATAACTTTACTGTTAATACAGATTTAGCCAATGACGTTTTATATGTTAAAGGTAGTTCGGGTTTTGTTGGTATTAAGAATAATGCTCCAACAGTACCACTTGATGTAACAGGTGATGCTAAAGTTTCAGGTACTGCAACATTAACGACTTTAAGTGTAACTGGAAATACAACACTAGGTGACAGTAATACAGATACAGTTAATTATGTTGCAAAATCTAGTTCAGACTTCTTACCAGTTAGTACTACACAAAATTTAGGTGGTGCTAGTAATCGTTGGGGAAATGTTTATTCAACTAACCTTGATGTAAGTGGAAGTATTAGTGGTACATTTACTGGTAATATGACAAGCACACTAACAGGTGATGTTAATAACACTAACGTAACAAGTGTTAACTTAAACGTAACAGGCCCTAGTAACGTTCAAAACTTAACTGTAACGGGTGATTTAGTTGTACAGGGTACAACTACTACTCTTGAAACAAACGACGTTTTAGTTAATAATCAAATTACATTTGAAGGTACAACTGCTGATGCACACGAAACAATTTTAACAGTTACAGAACCTACACAAGATAACACAATTACTTTTAAAAACGCAACTGGTACAGTAGCATTTTTAACTGATGTTCCAAGTGGTATAAACGATTTAAGTGATGTTGATACTTCAACAACGCCTCCAACTAATGGACAAGCATTAGTTTGGAACAATAGTAATTTAGAATGGGAACCAGGCACAGTTGGTGGTGCTTCAGAAATAAATGATTTAACTGCGGCAGTAACATGGGCAAATATTCCAGATGCAAATGTTCCAGCAAGTGCAGTAACACAACACCAAGCGGCATTGAGTATAACTGAAAGTCAAATTAGTGATTTAGGTACTTATTTGACAAGTGTACCGGCACAAACTTTTGCAAGTTTAACAGGCAAGCCAACTACAATAGCAGGTTATGGAATTACAGATGCATTTGATGGTGCATACGGATCGTTGACAGGAACGCCAACTATTCCATCAGCATACGCAAATTCGGATGTAGACGCACACCTAAATCAATCAAATCCAACAAGTGGTTATGTTCTTTCTTGGAACGGAAGTGATTATGCTTGGGTGGCAAACGAAACAATTACTTTAGCAACGTTAAAATCAACTGTCGCGGCAAGTACAGACTTTGCTGATTTTCAGGCGAGAATAGCGGCACTATAGTATATAAATACTAGTGTAATTAAAGGATAATATAATGGCGGCACCTGTTTGGTACACTACTGCAAGTAATCTAGGCGTAATACAAGAAGGCCAATTTTACCAATTTGCCTTGGATGCCCGAGACCCAGCAAGTGGGTCAATTGAGTATTCAACAATATCTGGTGAATTGCCTGACGGTATCGAACTAGCAAATAATGGACTACTATTTGGTAACCCAAGAAAAGTAGTGCAAGGTGTACCTGTTGAAGTAAACAGAGATGTTACTAGCAAGTTTTCTATTAGAGCAAAAGATTCCACTGGTATTGTTAATGATAAAACATTTCAATTAACAGTAACAGGGCAAGATATTCCTGTTTGGGAAAGCACACAGTTTTTAGGAAACTATATCGATTTCCAATACATTAATAAGAAAATTTTAGTAAATGATTCAGATACTGAAGATACATTAACATATGAATTGTTAAGTGGATCATTACCTACAGGAACAATATTAACTAACGATGGATATGTAAGAGGATTTATACAGCCACAACTAGTTCAAGGTAGTAGCAATGTAGGAAGTTTTGATACTTCATCATTTGATACTGAATTATTTGACTTTGGTGCAGGTGTAGGTAGTTATAGTAAAATGCACCACTTTGTTGTTAGAGCAAGTGATGGAAAAGCATTCATTGTTAAAGAATTTAGTATATATGTATTTGGTGCTTTTGATTTAAAAGCAGATAATGACACAATTACTGCTGATAAAGATGATTTATTAATTCAAGCAGACACAAGTAGTCAATACGGTCCAATTATTAGACACGCAGATAGTAATATTGGAACATTCTTACATGACAATATGTTTAGTTTTAAAGTAGATGCTATTGATTATAGTGGTGCTGGTATTACTTACAGTATATACGCCGGAGATGCCGCATGGGATCAAGCAGGTTATGATACAGAATTGTTTGATGCTATCGAAGGAGAAATGCCTGAAGGTTTAACTATTGATCCTAGTACAGGTTGGATACATGGTAAACTTCCTTTCTTAAACCAAGTTATTAAAGAATATTCATTTATTGTAAAAGCGGCAAGAACAAGTGATCCTGACAACTTTTACGATACACACCAGTTTACAATGAAGTTAATAACTAATAAAGATTTAGATATTACTTGGAACACTCCTAAAGATTTAGGAATATTACAAACAGGTGCGGCAAGTACTTTATTTGTTAATGCAACAAGTAAAAATAATACTGCTCTTGTGTATGAATTACAACCTAACAGTAAATTGCCACAAGGATTAAGATTAAATTCAACAGGCGAAATAGAAGGTAGAGCAAGTTTTAAAACATTCCAATTAGATTCTGGAACAACAAAATTAGATGTAGTATCAAATTCAGCAACAACTACAGTTGATGGAACTTACACGTTCTCAATTAAAGCAAGAGACAATACTGGAACATTATTTAATACAAGAACTTTTAGTGTTGTTGTTAAAAACGAGTACAGTGCACCTTATGAAGATTTATACATTGATTTATTACCAAGTCAAGTAGATAGAAATATTTGGAAAGACGTAATATACAATAGACAAGATATTCCAGATGAAGATTTATACAGAGCAACAGATATTTACTTTGGTAGACAAGAACAACCTAGAATGTTATTCTTACCAGGGTTACCTGCAAATACATTGTCTAAATATTTTGAATCAGTTTACAAAAATCACCATAACATAAATTTAAGATTTGGTGATTTTAAATATGCAAAAGCAAATGACAACAATAACAATCATATATATGATGTTGTGTATGTTGATATATTAGATAAGTTTGATCCTCCAGCAGGAACAATACTTAATACTGCTAATTTAGAAATTAAATATTCGAGTATTAATAATCCTATTACTGCTGATGAGTCTGCACATATCGAAAATACTAATTTGAGAGCAAGTGCAAATAATAATAAAGTTTTATATCCAGCAAGTTTAAGTCGTATGAAAAAACGTGTTGAAGATAAATTAGGTATCCAGGATAGTAGAACACTTCCACGTTGGATGACTAGTGTACAAGATGACGGTACTGTATTAGGATTTACAAGTGCTTGTGTAGTTGCATACTTAAAACCAGGTGCAGGCGAACGTGTTCTTTATTACTTAAACATTAATAAAAATATTAACTTGAACAAAATTAACTTTACTGTCGACAGATATGTATTAGATGCATACTTCAGTAAAAACTACGATAAAACTAGTAGTCCAACAGCATGGTTAGTAGGTGGAGAAACAACGTTTGATTCGACTACAACCAGTATAGATAATAAAAATACAAGATTTTTCCCTAATATCGATACTAAACGTACAGATATTACCGATGGTAATTATTATATCAAATTCCCAAGGAATGAGATAATTGACTTACCGTAAATAAATGATAAATAAATATATTACAATATAAAGTAATACTTGGAGTTAAAGAAATATGGCTAGTTCAATTAATACAACTAATATAGATGGTACTTTCCCAGTCGCAGGACAGGATAATAGTTCACAGGGTTTTAGAGATAACTTTACTAACGTAAAGACAAACCTTGGATATGCTAAAACTGAGATTGAAGACCTACAAACAAAAGTAGTTTTAAAAAGTGCATTAACAGGTACTACACTTGATAATGACATGGGCGGAAACACTATATATAATGTTGAGTTGAACAGAGCAGTAACTACTAAAAACTCAATTGGTACTGTAACAGGAACTTTTACTGTTAACTATCAATCAGGTGGTTACCAAACACTTACAACTAGCGGTGCAGTAACATTAGGCTTTAGTAATTGGCCCGCAACAGGCAAATATGCTGAAGTAGACGTTATGATTAACGTTGCAGATGTTACACATACTTTAACACTACCAGCGGCTGTATCACATGGCACAGATAGTATCCAAGGATATAGCTCAAATGTTATTACTTTTAGTGCAACAGGAAACTACTTGTTGCGTTTCTCTTCAGACGACAATGGTTCTACAATAACAGTTCAAATGTTAAGTGGACCACAGGTTGCAAAAGGTTTAGTATACAGAACAATTAGCACAAACACAGGTCAAGCGGGTGATACTGCTGGAATGGTGGCATATGATGCCAGTTACTTGTATGTTGCTATTGCTGACTACGATGGCTCAACTGCAATTTGGACAAGAACTGCCCTTACTTGGTAATTCTTTTTTAGAATTTACTTGACTTCACTCTACGTTTGTATTATAATTAGACTATAATATACTTACGGAGTTTCAATGAAAATCATCGCAGGAAATAGCAACCTAGAACTTGCTAATGCAGTTTCCGAACATTGTTTTACAAATATTGTACCTTCTAATATCTCAACTTTTGCAGATGGTGAAAGTAGTGTAGAATTTTTAGAAAATGTTCGGGGCGAAGACGTCTTTATTATACAATCAACAAGTACACCAGTTAATGATAACTTAATGGAATTAATGGTAATGATTGATGCCGCTAAACGTAGCAGTGCCAAACGTATTACCGCAGTTATTCCTTATTTTGGATATGCACGACAAGATAGAAAAAGTGCAAGTCGTACACCAATCACTGCCAAACTAGTAGCAAACTTAATTACCAAAGCAGGTGCAGATAGAATCCTTACAATGGATTTACACGCAGGACAGATACAGGGCTTCTTTGATATTCCTGTTGATGACTTAACAAGCAGAATTGTATTTGCTAAAGATATTAAACGTAGACTTAATATGTATGGTAACAATCATATAGATACAGTGTTTGTAAGTCCGGACGCAGGTGGAACTGTAAGAGCAAGAAAATTTGCAGAAATGTTTAATGGTGATATTGCCATTGTCGACAAACGTAGACCCAGAGCAGGCGAAAGCGAAGTAATGGGAATTATTGGAGACGTAGAAGGAAAACACGCAATATTAGTAGACGATATTATTGACAGCGGAGGTACATTATGTAATGCCGCAAAAGTTATTATGGAACAAGGAGCATTATCTGTAAGGGCATATATTACACACGGTGTTTTAACAAATAGTGCTTGTCAAAAAGTTGAAGACAGTTGTCTTGAACATTTAATTATTACAGATTCTATTCAAAATCGTTGTCCAGATAACTGTAAGAAAACAATTCAAATATCAACTGGTGCTCTTTTTGGAGAAGCAATCAGAAGAATAACAAATGAGGAAAGTGTTTCTTCATTATTCAATACCTCATTAATGAAAACGGAGTAATAAATGCAAGTCGATTTGAATAAGTATCAAGAATTCGTAGAGAGGGTTACCTCTTTGCAAAGTAACGAAACTGGTGGTCTAACTGCACAGTTAGAGAAACTAGAAAAAGACAGTGGTGTTAATATGGCACTACTACTAACCGGCTCAATTGGTATTGCGTCAGAAGGAGGTGAATTTGCTGAAATTGTTAAAAAATGTATATTTCAAGGTAAACCACTTGATAATGAAACTATCTTTCATGCTAAACGAGAACTTGGCGATATTATGTGGTATTGGATTAATAGTTGCAGGGCACTGGGCCTTGACCCTAACGAAGTAGTAGCAGAAAACGTGAATAAACTTAAAGCACGTTATCCGGGCGGAGAATTTGATGTTCACTATTCAGAGAATCGTAAAGAAGGCGACCTTTGATTGAAAAAATTAAAACATGGATAGAAGAATTCGTTTCAACACATAACGAAACTATTGGACACGTTCCATGCCCATTTGCCAAACAGGCAATGTTAACAGATAAAATTAGATACAAGGAAGTAAATAGAGACAATACAGTTTCTACACTAGAAGACCTTGTAGATAATTGGAATGAAAAATATGAAGTTGTGGTTGTTTATGCAAGAACCTCAGAAATGACACCAATGGAATTAGCCAAACTTGTTGAAGACTTTAATGAAGAGGCTATGAAAAAAGATATTGTAGCACTAGAAGATCATCCTAATGATTTTGAGATGTTAAATGGTGTTAAGATGAATTTTGGTAGTGCAATACTAATATTAGTTCAAAGATTAAGTAAACTTAATAATGCAAGTAAAATGTTACAAAAACAAGGGTACTACGAAAATTGGAAACAAGAAAACTATGATGATGTAGTCTCTTGGAGATTCAAAAGCCAATAAATACTACTACAAGTAGGAGTATTATTAATGGCCATTTACGCTCGAGTAGACTTATCTAAATGTAATTACACAACGTTACCAAATTACAAGATAATCAAGTCTCCCGATATAACAGAATTAAATAAAATTTACACAAAGTACTGTAGGTATAAAAAGTTTAAAAGTGTAATGCCTATATTTGATAGTGATTACAAGAATAATGATGTAATAGGTTACTACGACAATGACAAACTTGTTGCATTTAGTATTATCATAATACAAGATAAAGAGAATGTCGAAGCACTCCAATTTGCATGGGACTATAAAAATCCTAAACTGCATTTAGGCATAAAAAGTTTAAGAAGTGAATGTGCTATGTATAAAGAAAAAGGCTACAAGTTTATGTATCTTGGCGAAGCACATTCTTATAAAAAACAGATAGATGGATTTGAGGTATTAGGACCTCTATAATATGACGTATAGAATCAATGAAGCAAATGCATGGAACGGTTGGGATCCGTTAAAACAAGTTGTACTTGGTAATGTATTTGAACCAGAGTTTTTCGAAGACCTTAAAGACCATAAATTAAGAGATTTATTACAAAAACTTTTATACGAAACACATGAAGATTTAGACAACATACAAAAAACACTTGAAAGTTTAGGTGTTGATGTGGTACGTTTACACCCTAATTTGACTCAAGCCGCCACATTGGCAGAAACAACAACACACGGTGTTGGGTATTCTAATATTATGGAATACTACGAAGAACAAAAATCAGCATTTAACGGAATACCTAAACCTGCATTAATGCCTAGAGATTACTTAATAACAATGGGTAATAAAATATTGTTAACACAACAATATCCAGAGTTTCACAAATTTATGACATCAAGCGGACAAAACTTTATTAATCCGGATTGTTTGGATATGAGATTAACAGTTGATCCAAAAAAAAGAAAATTTAGAGGACCATTAAGACCTAGAAAAGAATATGTTGAATATGATACTACATATAAAGCAGAATGGTTTGATGTAAATATTCCAGAAGGAACATTCGCTGACGATCCCGATTACATAAGAGCAATGGGTTATACTTGGGGATTTTGGGCACCAACTGTAACTAGAGTTGGCGACACTTTAATATTAGATACTAAAGATGTTGAAAATTTAGATGATGCAATGATAGAATTGTATCCACAATTTAAACGTACAAATACTGCTAACGGTGGTCACAGTGATGCAACATTTAATTTACCTAAACCTGGACTTGTTATTTGTGCTTCTTATCTAGATAAAGATACTTTTAAAGAAACTTGCCCGGGCTGGGACGTTTTAAAAATTCGTACAGGTACAGAAAAAACTATGGAATCAGAATATGGTAGTTGGCAACAACAAAAGCATCTTACTGATGGTAAATGGTGGACTCCTGATGCTAAAGATAATCCAGTATATACAAAGTTTATTGAAGAATGGTTAAACACTTGGACAGGGTATTCGGAAGAAACACAATTTGAAGTTAATATGTTAAGTGTAAATGAAAATACAATTTTATCTATGAATTACCAAAAGCAAGTACATGATAAATTAAAAGAACATAAAATTGAGCCTATTTACTGTCGTTTTAGACACAGAAACTTCTGGGATGGTGGTTTACACTGCTTAACACTAGATACAGTTCGCGAAGGTGGAATGCAAAGTTACTTTTAAAAGGAGTAAATACTATTATGGAAGACGTTAGTTTAGCAATCGGAAGTGACCACAGAGGTATAAAACTTAAAAACTATATATATGATTATGTAGCACCCAATACAGATGAAGAGCCTACAAAATTTAACATTAGTGTGTTAATCGACGTAGGAGCATATGATGATAAATCTGTTGATTACCCAGATATTGTAAGTGAAGTAGCAAATAATATGGAGCATCAAACACATGGTATTCTAGTATGCGGTTCTGGGTTTGGTGTAACTATTGCGGCAAACAGATATCCTCATATCAGAGCGGCAAATTGTAGAACAGTGAAAGACGCAGTAATGGCTCGAAAACATAACAATATAAATGTATTATGTTTAGGAGCAGACTTTGTTAAAATTACAGATGCTAAAGACATTGTTAAAGCATTTTTTAATACAAAGTTTGAAGGCGGCAGACACGAAAAAAGATTAGGGAAATTGCGAAATGTATGATCCAAGAAGCGATGATTTATCTAAACTAAAAGATGATGATTTAGTTGAACGTATTAGTAATTTACACAAAAGAATGAAATTCTTTTATACTACGGGCAATAATCAAGCAATATTGCAGTTAAACGTTATGTTGTCTGAAGCAAATGCAGAACAAGAACGTAGATGGGCTAAACAGGGCCAAGCACAGTTAGATAAAAAAGAAAAGAACAATATACTTGACAACTAGCCTTCATATGTTGTATAATATACAATAATATGGAAAGAAATATGCACACTGACGAATACGGCATCGTATATCATAATGAATTAGAGTTATTTGAAGAACTTTATAAGAATCCTAAATTAGACATTAGTAAATTTAATGTAACTGATCCAGAGACTTATAATAAAAGTGCAGATAGACTTTATAGTGATGGGCCAAGATTACACTCGATAGAAAAGCCAAGCATTTCTGTAGAAGATTTTGATAAAGAAAATCAAAGTCAATGGAATATGCCAAAAGAATATGAAGAATTAGACATATGTAAATGGCTATTAGAACAATGTGATAATGACGCAGAGTTACAAAGAGTCGGTGCAGAACTTCTTTTGTATCAAGAAAGAAATTTACTAAATCTATTAAAGTTTTTAAAATATTTTGTGGAAACTATGAAGAAAAACAATATTGTAATGGGACTAGGACGTGGTTCTAGTGTTTCAAGTTTTGTTTTATACAAATTAGGGGTACACAAAGTTAATAGTATGTACTATGATTTAGATGTGGGTGAATTCCTTAGATAAATAATAGTAGTATATAACTCGGAGAAATATAATGGCAAATAAGACATATAGAACTGCTAACGGTAAGCAAGTTGATATCGAGACATTGTCTTTGCAAAACGAAACAGTTATTGCAGTAGGCAACATGAGTGTAAATGCTCGTGGAGACCAACTTGGACAAGGTGGTAAAATTGTTAGGACTAGAGAAGAAGTTATGAAAGAGCATTATGCAGTAACTAATTCTATCATACCAAAAGAAGAAAGTATGCCTAGAGATCCTAATATGGAGAATGTTGAACAACCAGTACAGGCACAACAACCTGCACCAGTTCATGAAACTCCTCCAGCACCTACACCAGAAGCAAATAAAATCGTTGAAGATGATCCTGCAGGTCCACTAGATGAACCAGTAGCAGAATCAACAAAAGAAGAATGGGTAGAAGATGAAGATGGTAATTTTGTAAGACCAGAAGATGTAAAATCATCAACTAAAGGTATTGCAGATGCACTAGCATCACCTAAGTCAGTGAGTGTTCCTTTAGAACAAACACCTAAGCAACAAGCAAGAGCAAAAAAAGGTATTAAGAGAATATAATGCAAGTAAATCATAAACCCTCATACGAAGGAACTTATAAAGCAAATAGTGTAAAAGCATTGCATGATAACGTTCTAGTTAAAGACATGAACTTCGAAGAAAGAGTAACAGCCGGCGGAATTATCTTACGAAGTGATGATGGAACAAGCGACGGCGTTCGACCACGATGGGCTGAAGTTTATGCAGTTGGTTCAAAACAAACAGACGTAAAACCAGGACAATGGATTTATGTTGAACATGGTAGATGGACACGTGGTGTACAAATTGAAGACAATGAAGGAAATACCTTTAAAATTCGTAAAGTAGATAAAGACTCCATATTACTAGTATCTGATGAGGATCAAAGTGACTTTTCCGATAAATAGTAATGTACAAAATGTACATAATTAAACTATACGCCTCGAGGTAGTAATACTGGAAGGATCTTAGGAGAAAATAAAATGGCAATTAGACATATATCTGATTTAGATGCAAACGATTCAACATCAACATACGCAGACATGGCGGCTTGGTACGCTGAGCACGGCCCATGTGGTTCAAACAACACTGGTTGTACTTCAATTAACTTTGAATTACACGCAGATGGCAAAGGCTGTCGTAGAACAATTATATTTGAAGATGAAACCCAATTTCAGGCTTTCTTCCCAAATAGTACGGACAAGGCTTTTACAGTAACTAAAATCGAAAAAGTAACTATATAATAGGGTTTGATTAAATGGCTATTAGACACGTTGCAGACATTGTTACAAAAAACGGAAATACATACGAAAATCTAGAAGAGTTTATTTTAGAACATGGACTAGTAGGATCAGGAGGACCAAACACAGTTTCGGTCGATTTTGAATTATTACCTGCTAAAAATGGATTTAGAAGAACAGTAATTTTCGCAGACCAGGCTCGTTATGATGCTTATTTTCCAATGATTAGTAACTCCGATTCTGCAAAGACTTGGACTGCAACTAAAATTAGCGAAGAAATCATATAATAGTTCTTGACTTTGATACTTTGATTGTATATAATATAATTAAACTACTTAAAAAAGGTGCTCAATGAAAGAACTATGGACTGAAAAGTATAGACCCTCTTCTGTAGGGGATTATGTGTTTCGTGATGAAGCACAAAAGAAACAAGTAGAATCTTGGGTTTTGTCTGGCGCCATACCGCACCTGCTTTTCAGCGGAGCACCTGGCGTTGGCAAAACCACACTAGCAAAGATTCTTATTAATGAACTAGGCATCGATGAATATGATGTACTAGAAATAAATGCTAGTAGAGAAAATTCAGTAGACACAATTAGAGATAAAATAACTGGCTTTGTACAAACAATGCCTTTTGGAGAGTTTAAGATTGTACTACTAGATGAAGCGGACTATATTAGTCCAAATGGACAAGCGGCATTACGTGGTGTTATGGAAACATATGCCAGTACTGCTAGATTTGTTTTAACGTGTAATTATCCAAATCGGGTAATTCCAGCATTACATAGTCGTTGTCAAGGATTTCATATTGAAAAAATTGACACAACAGAATTTACGGCAAGAATTGCCAAAGTTCTTATTGATGAAAATGTAAAGTTTGAATTAGATGTTTTAGATAGTTACGTTAAAGCCACATATCCAGATTTGCGTAAGAGTTTAAACTTATGTCAAATGAATACTGTGGATGGTGAGCTACAGAGTCCAAAGGAGAGTGAAAATACTACTGCTGATTACAAACTGGCAATGGTAGACTTGTTTAAAGAAGGTAAAATTCGAGAAGCAAGAAAACTATTAACTAGTCAAGTAAGAGCAGACGAAATGGAAGATTTATTCCGTTGGATGTATGATAATTTGGAACTATGGAGTGACACCGAAGAAGGACAAGACAAGGCGATCCTAACAATACGAACTGGTTTAGTAAATCACAGTTTAGTAAGTGACCCTGAGATCAATCTTTCAGCAACATTGGTTGAACTATCTCAGATTTAATCTAAGACACAACCTGTAAGAAATATAACTCGAGACACCGATAGGTGTCTTTAGTTGTGATATAGTGATTACAATAAGTGTAATTGCGTTATATTTTTTTATTTAATAAGGATAATAATAATGAAAAAAATATTAATGTTAGTTTCTGTTTTAACAATGATGGCAACATCGGCGTTTGCAGAAAATTATGATAATGGTACAATTGAACTGGTAGCAGTTACTGACAGTTATGCCATATCAATTAAAACACCAGAAACTGGAGCAAACGAATATGGTATTGCAAAAGATTTAGGTGTTGTAAACGGTGAGCTCAAATTCTTTCAAAACGGTAGTGTACATGATTACCAATTGAAAGCATCAAAAGAATTAATCATGCCAATTGGTGGTGGTGTTGATATTGAGCCTATTGCAGAAACATATGCAGGTGCAGGTTTGGCGTATAAATGGGGAGATAGTTTAACTGATGAAACTGTTACTGCTTCTCCTTATATTGGAGTACAAAAATCTATCAGTGCATTAACACCATTTGTTGAAGCAGGTTTCGACTGGCAATCAACAAGTAATGATGTTTTAGACTTTAATAGGAATAATTCTTATTTAGAGTATGGAACAACATTTACAGTAAGTCAATCTATGCTTTTAAAAGCATCTATTGTTGAAGATCGTTCAAAGAGCTTTGACTTAGAAGATAGAGAACTTGCTTTAGGAATAGTTGTTAGTTTCTAACTATAATACAGCCAAAAAGAAACCCAGTATACAATTAAGTGTACTGGGTTTTTTTGTGAGTTATTAATCTTGTGTGTTGTTTTTCTTATCTTCGTTTGCTTTTAACTTACGTTCTAGTTCTTTAATTTTTTTATCTTTCATTTCTTCATCTTCAGCATCTTGTTTTTTCTTTAATGCATCCGATTTCCATACTTGAGTACATTTTTGTTTAAGTTCTTTAAAGTCAGGTCCTAGTTCAAGTCCTTTGTATCTACCACACATTTTCAACAATTCTAATTGCTGTCTTATTGCGGCATTTTCTGTTACAATACCTCTATAACGTTTTGTACAAGTACTTTGTAATGGGATTCTAAATCTAATACCAATAGTAGCTCTATCATCATCATATCCGTTATTAACGTTTGATCCTGAACCTCTATTAGTGTTTTGACTATATTCGATATATGGTTCTAATGCGGCGCCACTGCAATGTTGATCAGAGTTTAAGTAATCGTTTCTTGCGTTAGCAGGTTTAACTAAAATAGCAAATAGAAAAAGTAATACTAATACCAACAAAGTAAATTTATTTGGTGCCATCCTAAGTACCTCCATTAGTAACCACCTGTCAGTTCACGTTTTAAATCTTTAATATCATACGTGAGTTGATTAAGTGAATCACTTAATTTGTAATAACTTTCTTCTAATGCTCTTAGCTCTGCCTGACTTGCCATTTTGAAGGATCCATCTCTAAGGGCTTCTGCTTTAACTCTAATTTCAGCAATTCGTGATTGTGTATCTGTCATTTGTATAACAAGTTCTTCACGTGCTTCGTTGTATTTTTGTGTTAGATTTTTTATCTCTATACTATATTTTTCGTCAACTGATGCAATCCTTTGAGTATGCTCACTTAGAAGTATAGTATGGGAGGCAATAGTGTTGTTTAATGTGGATACAACATTTATACCTGTGTAAAGAGAACCTATTAGTGCAAGGGCAATAGGGAGCCAAGTAAATACTTTTTTCAATTCCATCGGTTTTCCTCGTTAAAACTGCCCTTCAGTGTATTTACCAAAAAAAGGCAAAAAAAACCCGTCTTTTTAGGTTGACAAATAGGACAGATATGCTATTATATAAGAGTAAGTTAAACAAATGGAGTAGATATGAAAACATTTACATTTGAAGCAATGGGTAAAACATTTACTGCTGAAGCAGAAAACGGATTAGATGTAATGGAAGATGCCAATCGTGCTATTTTGTGGCCCAATTGGAAAGATGGAAGATGGGATCAAGTATCCGATACAAAATATGTATGGATATTAGGTAACTTTTTTGATTGACACATTGAGTAAAGATGCTATTATAGTATTATAAGATAATAAACCTTAGGCTGGATATGCCGCTAACAGAGGAATATAAGATGAGTAAACACGCAGATATTGTAAATGAACAATATACCCATAAAGAGAGTAATTTTGTCTCTCTACAAACCCGTATAACAGAAGCAATTAAACTTGCACCCAAGTTTGAATCTCATATAGAAGCAACTGTAGAAGAATTCAAAAGACGTAACAAAGATAACTGGTCTTCATTTAATGATATGGAACTAGTTGAAGCAATTCCTGTAGATTTTAGTAAAATACTAATTGATTCGACAATGCAACGTCCAGTCAATATGCGTCATGTCCTAAAAATTTTAGATTACTTTAGTCAATCGATGGTTATGCCTATTCAAGTATACAAAGAAGGCGACAACTATATTGCTTGGGACGGGCAACACACTAGTATTGCACTTTATATTATTCTTACAAAAGTATTTGGTGAACGTCAAGCAGGTACAATGATTCCTGTTAACATTTATCCAGTTAAGCAAAAACTAGAAATTCGTAGAAATTTTATTTTGCTTAATGGTGATGCTAAAGAGAAACTAGACTTTATTGATACATATCGACAAATGGTATATGGTGTTAAAGTTGATAATAGCGACGATCCTGTTTGGCAAGACACTGCTAAAATTAATGACTACTTAAAAGAAGCAGGTCTATTTGCTACACATGAAAAGTTTGGTGATGATAGAGAGCCTGGTGCATTTACACTATTGGCTGATACTATTATGACAAAGAAACTAGAAAAACGTAAAGACGTTGATGTTACTCGAATGTTTGCAAAATATTGGGTATACAT